CGAAGCCCACCCCGAACGGGGCGAAGCCGACGCCCGCGAAGCCTGCACCGAAGCCCGCGCCGAAGCCGACACCCGCGAAGCGGTCGGAGAGTCTGCCCGTGATTCCCGCGCCCGTGATCCCCAGCTGACGGGGCAGAGGAGAGACTGATGCCGAACGAGATCTACCGGGCCGACCTGTGCCGTTCTGCGGCCTTCACCCTGACTCGCGCCGAGTCCGACGAGGACGACGGCCTGACGATCGAGGGCTACGGCGCGCTGTTCAACAGCGTCACCGAGATCAACTCCTGGGAGGGGACCTTCGAGGAGGTCATCGCTCCCGGCGCGTTCAAGAAGTCGCTGCGCGAGCGCACTCCGATCATGCAGTTCGACCACGGCCGCCACCCGCTGCTCGGGTCGGTGCCGATGGGTCGCTACACCACCGTCGAGGAGGACGCCCGCGGCCTGCACGTCGTCGGGCGGCTCTCGGACAACTGGCTGGTCCAGCCCTTCCGCGACGCCATCGCCGACGGCGGCGTGTCCGGGATGAGCTTCCGGTTCTCGGTCGTGCGCGAGGAGTGGCGCGACAAGGACCAGAAGCTGATCAAGGAAGACGAGCTGTTCGACCTGCTCTGGCGCGGCCCCGGCGATCGCGGCCCGCTGCGCCGCACGCTGAAGGAGGTCCGGGTCAGCGAGGTCGGCCCCGTCGTGTGGCCCGCCTACTCCGACACCGAGGTCGGTGTCCGCACCCGCGACGACGGCGCCCGCGTGGTCACCCTCGACCTCGGCCGCCTGAAGGACCACAACCCCCTGGAGATCGCGCGCCTGGCCCGACTGGTGGCCATCGCCGACCGCGACTCCTCCGCAGACCCCGCCGCGGACGCGGCGGCACCGGACGACGCCCCCGAGTCGCCCGACATCACCGAGCCGCACACCACCGAGCGGTCCGCCGACGAGCACCCGGAGCCCCACTCCGCGCCGCCCGCGGCCGACCCCTCGGCCGGTCAGCACTCGGTTTCCAGCAGGCCGGTCAGCCCGAAGGAGCGCCGCGAACAGATCCGCGCGTCCTACCGGGCCTACCGCGACCGGCTGCTGGCCATTCCGACTACTGACTGAAGGAGAACCGGGTCATGCCCGACGAGAAGAACGAGGAGAGCACCGAGCTGCGGATGACGCACACGCAGTCGGTGAACCGCCTCAACGAGATCCGCGAGATCATGTCCCAGCTCGCCGAGCTGGAGAACCCCAACACCGAGGACGACGACTACTTCCGCGAGCTGGGCCAGGAGTTCGACAAGGTCGACGCCCACCGCAAGCACCTGGAGCGCCAGGCTGAGCTGGCCCGGGTCCGCTCGGCGTCGGCGGGTGTGTCCGCCACCCGTCACCTGCGCGTCGAGCGCGGCGCGGTGGGCAACAGCGACTCCTACGACCGGGACGCGCTGCTGGAGCCGGACTCGATCGAGGACTGCCGGTTCCGCAACCCGTGGGACCTCTCCGAGATGCGGACCTTCGGCCGCTCCCAGGAGGAGGTCAACGCCGAGCTGCGGGCCCGCGCGACGGACGCCATCTCGAAGATGCCGTCCTCGACCGACCGGATCCGCGAGGCCGCGACCGGCATCGTCGAGCGCTTCGACGACAAGGACGCGACCCTGGCCCGGGTGGCGCTGCTCGGTTCGTCCCCGGCCTACCTGCGGGCGTTCGCGAAGGCGTCCACGAACCGGCTGCACGAGATCACCGCCGACGAGCAGCGGGCCCTGGAGCAGGTGCGCGCGATGTCGCTCACCGACTCCGCCGGTGGCTACCTGGTGCCCTTTCAGTTGGATCCGACGGTGATCGTCACCGCGAACGGCTCGCGGAACGACATCCGCCGGGTCGCCCGCCAGGTCGTCGCCACCGGTGACACCTGGAACGGCGTCACCGCCGGTGCGGTGAGCTGGAGCTGGGACGCGGAGGCCACTCAGGTCTCCGACGACACGCCCACGTTCGCGCAGCCGAGCATCCCGGTCTACAAGGCCGCCGGGTTCGTGCCGGTCAGCATCGAGGCGCTGCAGGACATGGCCAACGGTGCCCAGGAGGTCGCGAAGCTGCTCTCCGAGGGCCGCGAGATCCTGGAGGCGGCCGCGTTCGCCGTCGGCTCCGGCTCCGGCCAGCCGACCGGCATCGTCACGAGCCTCGTGGGCTCCGGCTCGATCGTCACCTCCGCCACCGCGGACACCCTGGCGGTCGCGGACCTGTACAACGTGCAGGGCTCGCTCCCGGCCCGCTACCGCTCCAACGCCTCCTGGCTGGCGACGAACGCCTTCTACAACCGGGCGCGCCAGTTCGACACCGCGGGCGGCTCCAGCCTGTGGGCTCAGCTGGGCGAGGACCGCCCGGCGATGCTGCTCGGCAAGCCGATCTACGAGGCCGAGGACATGGATGGCGTCATCAACGCCACCCAGGAGAACTACATGGCGGTGTTCGGCGACTTCTCGAACTACATCATCGCCGACCGGATCGGCATGACGGTGGAGTTCATCCCGCACCTGTTCCAGCAGACGACCGCGGGCTCCGGCTTCGGCCGCCCGACGGGTCAGCGCGGCTGGTACGCGTACTACCGGACCGGTGCCGGTACCGTGAACCTCTCCGCGTTCCGCATGCTCAACGTTACGTAGTACGCACCAGTACGTGATACCGTGGGGGCATGGCTGCGACGCATCATGCCCCCACGGTTACCCGGACCTGCTCACTCGACTACTGCTCTGCTCGCCACTACGCCCGCGGCTACTGTCGCGGGCACTACGAGCAAGTCCAGCGCGGGCGCGAGCCCACACCGCTGGTGCAGTACACAGACGAGGTCACGACGTGCGAGGCGCCCGGCTGCACGAACACCTTTCAGCAGCGCCGCTGGGGGTCTCGACGGCATCACTGCTCGCGCGCCTGCAAGGACCGCGTTAGCAGGGCGAGACGTCCCGCCGACTGGCAGCCGGTTCACAAGCGGTCGGACACTCCGAGGTGCAGCGTCGAGGGTTGCGACAAGGCGCGCCGCGCGCGCGGGTACTGCGCCATGCACCTCGAACGAGTCAAGAGGTCCGGCGACCCGGGCGAGGCGGAATCTCGCCATCGTCCTGGCGAGTGGCGGGTCAACTCAGACGGTTACGTCTGGCGCTGGCTCAACGGCGAGACCCAGATGCAGCACCGGGTTGTGATGGCCGAGGCGCTCGGCCGCCCGCTGGAGGGCGACGAGAACCCGCACCACAAGAACGGCGATCGGGCCGACAACTCGATCGAGAACCTCGAACTGTGGTCGTCGTTCCAGCCAGCAGGTCAGCGTGTTGCGGACAAGCTGGCGTACGCACGGGAGATCATCGAGCGCTACGGCGACGTCTCTCCCGAGATCATCACGTAGACGCTCGATCCCCCGTTCAGCGGCCCCGCTTCTCCCCCGTGGAGGCGGGGCCGCTGGCGTGGGGCACACCTCTTCACGAAAGGCAGTGATCGACATGTCCCAGCCGAACGAGCCGAAGGACAACTCTGCGGCTCAGACCAACGCCCCCGGTGGCCAGGGCCCCCAGGGCGCGCGGACCTCGGCGGCCCGCCCGCAGCGCTCCGGCTCGCAGAGCGCTAGCAGCGGCGCCGACGCGGGCCGGGTCTCGCCCGGTTCGACCTCCTACGACCGCACCCACGGCGGCGACGACATCAAGTCCGAGATGGACCAGCTGCACCGGCTGCGCACCTCGGTGCCCGGTGTCGAGGGCGCCGACGCGCGCCTGGACAACCGGCAGGCCTCGGAGCTGCCGGGCGAGGAGGCGTACGCGGACAAGCCGCAGCACGTCGACGGCCCCGGCGTGAAGGAGCAGTTCGAGCACACCCGGGAGGTCCTGGCCGGGCGTCGTCAGGAGCGCGCCGACCGCGACGACTCGGACAAGACCGACAAGTCCGACCGGGAGGCGTGAGCCGTGGTGCTGCGCGCCCGGGAGGGCTTCTCGTTCGACCACGCGGGTGTTCCGGTGGTCGTCACCCCGGGCGAGCTGTTCGAGAACGACCACCCGTGGGTCAAGGGCCACGAGTCGTTCTTCGAGCAGGCCGAGGACGCGGTCACCGACCGGCAGGCGCGGCCGGAGCCGATGGAGACCGCCACCTCGGTGCCCGGTGAGCGGCGCCAGATCACCCGTGCCAAGGCCGCGCGCCGAGGAGAGGACTGATCATGCGTGACTCCATGTACGACGACACCGCGGTCCGGATGTCCCTCAACGCCGGGCTGCGGACCAACGGCACGGTCAACGGGTCGGCCGTGGACATGGCCGGTACCGGGAACAACTTCCGGACCGCCATGATGCTCGTCTTCGCTGCTGCGATCACCGATGGCACGCACACGGTGACCCTGCAGGAGTCCGACGACGGCAGCACCGGCTGGGCGGCGGTGGCCGCGGGCGACCTGCAGGGCACGCTCACGCCGATCACGACGGCGCAGGCGAACACCGTCCAGCGTCAGGCGTACATCGGCTCGAAGCGGTACCTGCGGGCATCGGTCACGACCGCCAGCGCCACCACCGGTGGCACCACCCTGGCCGCGATCCTGATGACCCAGGGCTCCGGCGCGCCGGTCACCTGATCCGAAGGTCAGTCGAGGGGTCCGATCCCGCTCCCCAGGACCGGGCCCCTCGACGTCCCCGGAAGCGAACCATCCGCGCCCGACCTGGGCAACTCCGGGTCGGGCATCGCCACCACGACCGGGGGTGAGCCATGTACGACGTCGGTGACCCGGTCGAGTTCGCGTTCGAGCTGCCCGGCGCCGCCACGGTCACGCTGACCGTGGAGCTGCCGGACGGCACGTCCGCGACGCCGACCGTCTCCGCCCCCGGGGTGGGCCGCTACACCGCGACCTACACCCCCACCCAGGCCGGGCTGCACCGGTTCCGGTGGGCCGCGACCGGCGCGTTCGTCCGCGCCTACTCCGACGTGTTCAACGTGCGCTCGGCGGCGGACCTGCAGCTGGTCAGCCTGGCCGCGGTGAAGGCACACCTGAACATGTCCGCAGCCACTGTGGACGACGAGGAGCTGCGGGGCTGGATCGCCGCCGCCACCCGCGTGGTGGAGCGCCACACCGGCGAGACGATCGCCCGCCGCAGCGTCACCGAGACCCGCACCGGCCCGCGGGTGCTGCTGTCCAAGCGCCCCGTGCTGGCGGTGTCCTCCCCGAGCGGCGCGACTGTGGTGGACGCGGCGCTCGGGGAGGTGCTGGTCACCACCACCGGCGACGTCGAGATCGTGTACACGGCCGGGTACCGGGAGGTGCCGGAGAACTACCTCGGCGCCGCCGCGATCATCGCCGCGCACCTGTTCGAGACCCAGCGCAACGCCACCGTCGGCCAGCAGGTCAACCTCGCCGGGGACGTGCAGGCGTTCGCGCCCTCCGGGCAGGGCTACGCCATCCCCCGGCGCGCGGAGCAGCTGCTCGGCGCCCGCCCGCCGGTTGTCGCCTGATGGCCGAGCTGATCCCCGAGGTGCTCGACGCGCTCACCGAGCGGTTCGGCCGCCTCGGCGTACAGACCATCCTCGGCCCGTCCCGCGAGTGGCTGGAGCCGGAGCTGTTCGCCGTCGGCGTGTCCACCGGTGACGTCGACGCGGTCGAGCAGACCTCCACCCGGGCCGGGCTCGGCGCGAAGCGCGCGCACGCCTTCGACGTCGTCAACATCGCCCACGTCCGCACCGGCGACGCCGACCCGCAGGCCATGCAGCGCATCACGACCCGGGTGTTCGAGCTGGTCGCCTGGGCCCGCCAGGTGGTCGCCGACGACCGGACCCTCGGCGGGCTGGTGATGCGCGCCGACCTGACGAGCACGAACTACCTCCCCCGCCTGGACGCCGGTGCAGTCGCCGTCGTCGAGTTCCGCGTCCGCATCGACGCGCACCGCTGACCTCTCAGCGGACCTTCCTGTTCACCTCAGCCCTGGGAGGGCTCATGGCCACACGCGCCACCGAGAGCGTCGACACCGACGGTCTCGCTGCGACCTACCACGCGGCCTCCGCGGGAGGCGACAAGGTCGCCCCCTCGGAGAGCTGCTTCCTGCACGTCAAGAACGGCGGCGGCTCCCCGGTCACGGTCACCCTGGTCACCCCGGGCACCGTCGACTCGCTGGCGATCACCGACCGCACCGTCTCGGTCCCGGCGACCACCGGCGAGCGCTTCATCAAGGTCCCCGCCTCGATCTACCGGGACCCCGCCGACGGCCTCGCGTCGATCACCTGGTCGGGCACGACCTCGGTGACCTTCGCCGTGCTGCAGGCGTGATCGCGATGGCCAAGGTCGAGATGGAGAACCCCGAGCTGCCCGGCCAGTCGATCTGGGTGGCCCAGGACGCGGTCCCGTTCCACATGGCCTCCGGCTGGTCCCCGGTGGACGCCGAGGTCAGCGAGCAGCGCCAGCAGGAGCGCGCCGAGCAGCGCGTCGCCGAGGCCACCGAGCACGCCGAGCGCTCCGCGCAGGCCCAGGCCGACGCCGCGACCGACGCCGAGGGCGTGCGTACCGAGGACGACCAGGCCCAGGCCGACGCCGTCAAGGACGCCATCCAGAACCCCGAGCAGACCCCCGAGCAGACCCGGAAGCCCCGTCAGTCCCGTCAGCAGTCCACCGGCCCGACCCCCGCTCCCCAGGGGTCGGACCAGCCCGCCGTCACCGAGGAGTAACCGATGGCCCCCCCGAAGATCACTCCCGCTGTTCGTTACTTCGACCCCGAGGTCACGAAGGTCTACTGGGTCCCGACGATCGCCACCAAGACGTCCGTGACCCGGTCCGAACTCAACGCCGGAACCGACCTGTCCGACGACGTCGGCGACCAGGAGGGCTGGACGGTCACCTCCGAGGAGATCGAGACCCCCGACCTGGGCACCCGGTTCACGAGCAAGATCGGTGGCCGGACCAGTGTGGACGACTGCTCGTTGACGATGTACGCCTCGTCGGACTCGGTCGACGTGCGGGTGCTGCTGCCCCGCGGCACCGTCGGCTACATCGTCTGGATGGACGGCGGCGACGTCGCGGGCAACAAGTGCGACGTGTTCCCGGTGACCGTCATCTCGAACTCGGCGATGCGCTCGGTCGGCGACGACGCCGCCCGCCGCCAGGTCCAGTTCTCGGTGCGCGACGAGCCCGCCGAGTCGGTCACGGTCCCGGCCTGATCCAGTGGCACTCCGGGGACGACTGGCGAACAAGGTCCGCCCGACGCGGTTGCATCCGCTGCGGGTCGAGGACGACGCCGCGGCGCTGGAGGCGCTCGCGGTCGCCGAGAACAGCGGCAGCGAGGCGGCGATCGAGGCCGCCCGCAAGCAGATCGACGGCTGCTACGAGTGGCTGACGATCACCGCGTTGTCGCCGCGCGAGTGGGAGGCCCTGATCAAGGCCCACCCGCCGACGACGGAGCAGCTGAAGGCCGAACCGAAGTCCTGGTGCAACCAGGAGGCGTTCGTCCCGGCGCTGCTCGCGGAGTGCATCGAGGGCGAGGAGACCGCAGAGGACTGGGCGGAGTTCATCCAGTCCGGTCCGGTCTCCCCGGCCGAGGTCGGCGACCTCGTCGAGACCGTCTGGGTCCTGCACGACCGCAGCCCGAGCGCCCTGCTGGGAAAAGACTCGACGCAGACGGACAGCTGAGCTTGGAGCTGTCCGTCTGCGCGGAGTTCAAGATCAGCCACAGCCATTTCCTGGGCGGACCGAACCGCTGGACCGACGACGACCGGGAGAAGGCGATCTGGTGGCTGCGCCGCCAGCGTGAGGCCTGCGGGGAGTGCGGCACCCGCCCCGACGAGTGGGACGAGAAGGTCGGCGGACACCGCCACGCCTACGTCGCGAAGTACGAGCACTGCCGCGGCTGCGAGGTCAAGCAGGCCGCGGACAAGGCACTGGAGAACGACCGCAAGCACTACCCGAAGGGCATGCGGGTGGTGCTGACGCCGCGCTCCCTGGCCAGCAGCAAGCCGACTGCCCGCAGAGGAGGCTGACATGGCCGAGGCCGTGTTCAACGTCCAGGGCGAGGAGCAGTTCGCCCGGCTGGCGGCCGCGCTGGAGGAGGCGGCGGGCGGGAAGCTGACCCGCCGCGCCCGCGAGCAGCTGCGGGTCGCGGCTCGCCCGACGCTGGCCCAGCTGAAGGAAGCCGCGCTCGCGGTGAAGGTGTACTCCGACAAGGGCGGGCACGTCCCGCCGGACTACTCCCGCCAGCTGCGGGCGCGCGTCGCGAACGCCACCGGCACCCGCACCACGCTGCGCGGGATCCGGTTCATCGTGGACTCCACGAAGGTGCTGGAGCCCGGCCAGGAAGCGATCTACGGGGCGACGCTGCCCCGCTACCTGGACGCGACGCTGCCCGGTTACATCCGGTGGCGGCACCCGGTGTTCGGCCGCGACGACATCCCGTGGCAGCAGCAGCGGGGTCAGCCATGGTTCTTCGCGACGATCAACCGGCACGAGCGGCGCTACCGGGACGCGGTGGGCCGCGCCGTGGACCGGGTCCTAAGCGAACTGTAGATCAACAATAAGGGGACGACCGTGAAGTTTACGTACAACAAGAAGCGCTACGACCTCGACCCGGAGCAGCTGTCCGTGGCCGAAGGCCGCGAGATCAAGAAGCACGCCGGGATGACCCTGAAGGAGTGGCAGCAGGGCCTGGAGGACATCGACCCGGACGCCATCGCCGCGCTCGTGTACACGGCCGTGCGGCGCTCCGGCGGGGAGATCGAGTGGCACGATCTCGACGACATGAATCTCGTTGACCTGGCAAATTCCATCGCCAGCGAGAACGAGATGCCCGATCAGGGCGGGGTTACCCCGCTGCACTCGGAGAACCGGCAGGCGCGCCGGGCGCGAGCCACCCCGCGCAAGCCCACCGCCAAGAAGTAGCCCCGCTCCTCGTCCTGTCCGCGTCCAGCTGAGCTTCCCGGGGGGTGACGATCCCCTTGGCCGCCAACCGTTCTCTCGGCTTCTCGATCTATGCCTTGGACAAGGCGTCCAGCACCTTCGCGAAGATCGCGACGACGGTCCGATCGCTGAAGGCTCAGCTGGACCGGCTCGACCGGACGAAGGTCGACCCTGAGATCACCGTCCGGACCGCGCAGGCCGAGCGGCAGATCGACCGGCTCGCCGCGATCATGCGGACCAAGTTGGCCACGGCGGCGCGGTCGCTCGATGACATCGAGATCGGGCTCGACGACGGCCGCCTCAACCTGGAGCTGATCAAGCTCCGGAACAAGATCCGCGGGATCAACGAGGAGATCCACCTCGGGCTCGACCCGCGCGAGGCGATCAGCCGGATCGACGAGATCAACCGGCGACTGCGCGAGCTGGGCAACCAGTCCACCGACCCGAAGGTCACCGCGGACATCCGGCAGGCTCAGCAGGCGCTGCGCGGGATCTCCGCCGAGGCGCACCGGCTGGACCAGACCGTCGTCTCGGTCCCGGTCCAGGCCACCGGTACTCAGCAGGCTGCCCGTGAGCTGACGTTCGTCGAGCGGATCGCGGACCGGCTGTCCCGGCTGCGTGTCCGGATCCCGGTGCACGTGGACGGCGCCGGGAGGGCGGCCGCCGAGCTGACCGCGGTGAAGGCCGCCTCAGACTCGGTTGCGGAAAGCCAGGGCCGCAGCCTGCTGACCACGTTCGCCCTGATCCGCACGTTCTCGCTGCTGACCGCCGTGGCCGGGTTGACCGGTCCCGCGCTGGGCGTGGTCGGCGGGGCGATCGCGGCGCTGCCCGCGGCGATGTTCGCGGTGCTCGGTCCGGCCGCGGCGATCGCGGTCGGCTTGGATGGCATCCAGGCGGCCGCCGCCGGGATCATGCCCGCGTTCGGGCAGATGAAGCTGGCAGTCTCGCAGACCTTCCAGCAGGGCCTGACCCCGATGGTGCAGCAGGTCCTGCCGCTGTTCCCGATGGTCACCGCGGGGCTGCAGTCGATCGCGACCGGGCTGGTCGGGATGGCCCGCGCGCAGGTCGAGGTGCTCACCTCTGCGCAGGCCGTCGCGCAGGTCCAGCAGATCTTCGCGAACATCCGGTCGTTCATCGACCAGCTCTCCCCCGGCCTGGCCGTGGTCACGCAGAACATGCTGACCATGGCCGCGGTCGGCGGGCAGGCGTTCGCCCAGCTCGGCACGGTGATCACGCGGGCGGCGCAGCAGTTCCAGGGGATGCTGGCGGCCTCGATCCAGACCGGCCAGTTCCAGGCGGCGATCGCCGGGCTGGTTAACGTGCTGGGCGCGCTGTTCGGCGTGCTCAACCAGACGATCTTCGTGGCGATCCAGCTGGGCGCGACGCTGGCCGGGCCGCTGGTGACCGCGCTGCAGGCGGCCGGGAACCTGATCGTCGCGCTCGGGCCGCTGGCCGGGGCGCTGGGGCAGCTGTTCCTTGGGCTGTTCACCGCGGTCGCGAACGCGCTGATCCCGGTGATCCCGATGGTCACCGCGCTGGTCAACTCGTTCATGCCGCTGATGCCGCTGATCTCTCAGCTGGCCGCGCTGATCGGCGGCGCCCTGATCCAGGTGCTGTCGATCCTGATCCCGCCGCTGCAGGTGGTGATCAATGCGCTGACCCACGCGCTGGCGCCGATCCTGCCGCAGCTGGCGGCCGCGTTCGGCTCCGTCGTGGCCTCGCTCGGCCCGGTCGTGGCGATCCTGGGCAACGCGCTGGCCGGGGCGCTGCACGCGGTCGCGCCGATCCTCGGTCAGGTCGCGACGATCCTCGGGAACGCGCTCACCGCCGCGCTGACGATCATCACGCCGCTGATCCCGCCGTTGGTGGCCAGCTTCCAGCAGATCCTCAACGCGCTGCTGCCGCTGATCCCGCAGGTGGCCGCCCTGGTCGGGCAGTTCATCGTCGGGCTGGCCCCAGTCCTGCCGGTCATCGCCGGGCTGATGCTGCAGCTGCTGAACGCGCTGATGCCGCTGGTCGCGCCGCTGGTGCAGATCGCGCAGATGCTGATGCCGGTCCTGGTGCAGATCATCCAGGCCGCGGTGCCGGTGGTGCAGGCCTTCGTCGGGGCGCTCCTGCGGATCCTCGACGCGCTGTCGCCGATGATCCCGCCGCTGCTACAGCTGGTGCAGACACTGCTGCCGCCGATGCTGCAGGTCACGATGGCGCTGATGCCGGTGCTGGTGGCGCTGGCGAACGCGTTCGCGCAGATCGTGATCGCGCTGATGCCGCTGCTGCCGCCGTTGATCCAGATCGCCCAGTTCGTGCTGCCGATCCTGGCGAACTCGGTGGCGACCGCGGCGAACGTGCTCAGCGCAGTGCTCGTCCCGGCGATCAACTTCCTGAGCACGGTGCTGTCCGGGATCATCACGGTGCTCAGCAACGTGATCGCCGGGATCATCAACTTTGTGGTCACCGCGGTCGGGTGGTTCACGAGCTTCATGGGCCAGGTCGGCGGCATCTGGGGCTTGATCACCAACCTGGTGATCAACGCCTGGAACGCGATCTACCAGGTCGGCGTGACCATCTGGAACGCGATCTCCGCGTTCTTCGCCGCCGCGTTCGCGATCTATCAGCTGCTGTGGTCGAACCTGTGGAGGGTCGTCACCCAGCTGTTCCAGATCGCCTGGGACACGATCCGCAACGCCGCGATGGTCATCTGGAACCAGATGCTGTCCTTCTGGGGTCCGGCTTTCTCGTTCTTCCAGAACCTGTGGAACACGATATGGGGCGCCATTCGGGACGCCTTCTCCCAGGCGTGGGCGCTCATTCGCGGCACTGCAATTACGGTCTGGAACGCGATTGTCGCGTTCCTTCAGCCTGCGATCACTGCCTTCCAGAATGTCTGGAACTTCGTGTGGAACGCGATGTCCCTGGTCTGGGGCATGATCTGGAATACCATTCGCAGTACCGCGATCGCCGTGTGGACTGTGATCTCGACATTCTTCCAGACCGCGCTGACGATCTTCCAGACATTCTGGAACTTCGTATGGAACGCGGTCTCGACGGCCTTCTCCAATATCTGGAACCGGATCTACGGATTCGCGATGCAGATCTGGAACGTGATCTATGCGTTCTTCACGGTCGCGTTGACGATCTTCCAGACATTCTGGGGCGCGGTGTGGAACGCGATCTCGAACTTCTTCTCCGGGATCTGGAACCGGATCTGGGGGCAGGTCCAGTTCTTCTGGAACATCATCAAGGCCTTCTACAACGCGGCCTTGGCGCAGTTCCAGGCATTCTGGGGCAACATCTGGAACAACATCGTCAGCACGTTCGACCGGATCTGGTCGACCATTAGTGGGATCGCGCAGCGGGTCTGGGACAACGTCAAGGGCGTCTTCCGGAACAGCATCAACGGCGTCATCGATCTGATCAACGTTTTCGCCGGGGCGGTCAGCCGGATCGCCGGGCTCCTCGGGTTCAACATCGACCTTAGGATCAACCGGCTCGGCGAGGGTGGCCCGGTCACCGGCGGCGGCCCGACCGGCGGAGTCACCTTCGCCAACCCCGGCGCCGTCGGCGGTGCCGCGCTCGGCCGCGCCGACGGCGGCACGATCGAGCGCCGCGAGGTCATCCGCCGGGCGGGCGGCGGCGGGATCAATGCCGCCACCGGGGGGAAGCTCCCGAGCACCGGCAAGTCCTACGACTCCCTGCCCGCCCTGGCCGGTCAGCAGCGCTACATGCTGATGGGCGACGAGTGGGTGATCAACCGGGCGTCGTCGCGGGCGCTCGGCTCGGCGACGATGGCCGCGATCAACAACGCGCACCGCAACCCGGTGGACGTGATCCCGCGCGCCAAGGGCGGCCCGGTGGTCGGGGAGCAGACCGCGCGGCGGCACGCGCCGTTCCTCAACGCCGTCGCCGACGGGCAGGCCGAGGCCGCCGGGGCGGTCGCCGCGATGGGCGGCCCCGCCCGGATGCTCGCCGCACTCGAACGGGGCTCGGAGAAGGCGCGTCAGACCGCGGGCGGGCGCGGCGCCACCATGC